TAGTAATGCAAACCTTGGGCCTAGTGGAGCTACAGCACTCGCTGCGAGTAGAAATCAAGGAAGCTTAATAGGATCTGTGGCAAAAGGTGTTACCGAAGGTGCAGCTGATTTGTTTAATCTTTTAAAAGGTGATTTAGCGTCGGCAGAAGCTGCACAGGTTGCGGCTACACGAGCATTTAATAAATTACCAAGCGGTGGAATACAAAACTTCACAAGAGTTGCACTACAAAAGATTATTAATCCGAATACTCGATCTATGTTCGAAGGACCAACTATTCGTAAATTTACATTTGTCTTTAAATTGATTGCAACTTCATCAAAAGAAGCCACAGAAATACAAGATATTATAAGAAAGTTCAGATCTGAAATGTATCCAGAAGCCATTGAAATTGGTGGTCTGCCTATAGGATTTAACTTTCCTAAGATGTTTAAGATTCAGTATCTATATAACGGTGTTCGCAATACTAAATTACCTCAGCCTTTGATGTGTTATCTTGAGAATGCCACGACGACATATAATAGTTCGAATATGGTATTTCACGCAGATGGTCAACCTACCGAAGTAGATCTATCATTAACATTTACAGAATTCAGAGCTCTTACAAAGAAAGACATCTTAGAAGGCTCGGTTGCAACAAATGTAGGACCACACTAATGGATTATTTTAAGTATTTCCCAAGAGTAGAATATGTTTTTGGTAATGAAGCCGAAGATATAGGCACAGGCATTGTTGTTACTGAGCTTATACAAGATATGTCATTATATGTAGATATTATTGATGAGATCAAAAGAAGTAAAGCATTTTATCTAAAATATTATATTCAAGAGCACGAAAGACCTGATAATGCATCGATGAACCTATATGGTTCTCCGTCATATCATTGGACATTTTTTCTAATGAATGACCATTTGCGAGAGTCCGGTTGGCCACTATCGTTTCGGCAAATGGAAAAACAATTAAAAAGAGATTTTCCTCATACAGTAGCTATGACAAAAGATGATTTGACTGGTCACTTTAAACCAGGAGAAATTGTAGTTGGACAAAATTCTGGTGCTAGAGGTAAAGTACTTCGAAGAAGATTGGATGTTGGTGCTATTCATATTGAGTTGATTGGAACTATACCATTTAGTCCTATCGAAAGAGTGATTTCGAAATCTATTGATGCAATTGGAACACAATCTGTTGACTGTAATACTATGCCTGAATATAAATCTCCTCATCACTATACACAAAACGGTGAAAGAGTAGATATTAATCCAGCTACCGGGCCTGGTGCACTACAGCTTGAAGTAACTATCGAAGATTATTATCATACACAAAATAATAAGTTAAAAGAAATTACTGTTATTAAGCCTGATAGTATTCAAGAAGTGGCAGCATTATATCGTAAAGCTATAGGAAACTAATATGGCTGAACAACAAGTTTTTCAAAATGATCAGCAGTCTTCTGATTATATTCTTGAAAAAGTAGAGTTAAATCATGTCGGCAGATTTATCGATCCTGTTGATCTAAGAACACTTGTTTCAGCGATTGAAATATATGAGCATCTTGATAAGCCATATTTATCGGGCAATATTATTCTGACAGATTTTTCAAGAGTGTACAATCGTGCAGATTTGCAAGGTGCAGAGAATCTAACGATTGCATTTAAGAGATCAAAAAATGGTCCAATATATGAGAAGATGTTTATTATTGATCTTGTAGAAACAAAAAAATTAAATGATAATACTGAAACTATTATGCTGCATCTTACAGAAGAAGTTGCATTCAAATCAAATTTATATAATGTAAATAGATCGTATCGAGGTAAACCATCGAGTATTATTAGTAATATCGCGAGTCAATTTCTAAATAAAGCAGTAAACGTTATTGGTGAAAATAATTATCAGGGTGAGATGAATGTTATTATACCAAATATGAATCCACTTGAATCAATGATTTGGATTAAGAATAGAGCCACAGACAAAGAAGGTTATCCATACTTCTTATTTTCTACTCTTGCTGATAACGAAATATATCTTGCGAACTTAAGTGACATATTATCTGCTCCTGCGATTAACAAGAAAAATCCATTTTTCTATGGTCAATCTTCTGCTGTATCAGAAAACGTAAAAAGATTTATGATCATACACGACTATCGGCATAAAAATGCTGAGAATATGGTACGTCTTATTAAGAAAGGTTTGATCGGAGGTACACACCACTATTATAATACAAATGAAGCACAAGATATTGCTGTCAACTTTAACATTCATAACGATCTACAAGAATCAATTTCATTAAAAAACGATGAGCAATCAGAAATGAACGTGGCCGATGATTTTACATTTGATGACGTAAAATTGCAAGAGCATAATGCAAGAGAGATATTCCACATTGCTTCTTCTGGTGCATATTCAATTGGCCAAGGAACTTATAATTCATACGATGAAGAAGATACACAGGGTGGACATAAAAAGAAACTGATAGCGAGTGCACTGAAAAATCTTTTATCAAAAAGTACAATTGAAATACGCGTTTCTGGTAAAGAGTTTATCAATAGCACAGAGTCAGTTCCTGTACACTATACAATAGGTAACTCGATTAGTCTGATGTTTATGAGTAATATTAATTCATCTCTTGAATCTCAAAAAATAGATTCAAAGAAATCAGGAGATTATGTTATATTTCAGGCAAAACATACCTTTGTAGGAGAAAGACATGATCTTACTTTACTTTGTGCAAAAGTTGCAAACCTAAATACCGATGAATACTCTGCTGGAGTTGTAGCATGATACCAAGTACAGATATTGAATATTACGGTGATCAGAATAGATGGTTTATTGGTACCGTCATTGATATTAATGATCCATTAGAACTCGGTCGTGTCAAAGTCCGCATATTTGGTGTACATACATCGAATACTATTCATATTTCATTAGGCGATTTACCATGGGCACAGGTTGTTTCACCTATTACAGAAGGTGGTAGTAGCGGTATTGGTGCTAACACTGGTATTAAACCAATGGCTCAAGTGTTTGGCGTATTCTTAGATGGTAAAAACTCTCAACTTCCTCTGATAGTTGGATCTATTCCAAAGTATGAACCAATCGATCATGCTATACCTGAATCAAATTATGTACAACAAAAGAATAATTCATATGCAAATGCAAGTAGAGCTGTAATGAATGCAGCATTGGCAAAAGAAATAGATGATAAGAATTTGATTGGTAAGGATAATAAAGAAAGAGCATATAACTTCTTTATCTCAGATCTTATTCCGAATCCTTTTGAACCGCATCAGGCTGCAGGAATTTTAGGTAACATGATTGTAGAGTCTCGTACAGGAAATGATATTAATCCTGCAGCATTAAATAAGGGTGAGGGTTCATTTGGTATTTGTCAATGGAATCCAGGTTCAGGTAAACCAAGTCGTTATGCTCAGCTCGTTAACTTTGCAAACTCTAATAAAATGCCTATAGATAGCCTATATTGTCAATTACAATTTGTAATGCATGAATTATATAAACACGGTTATCTCGGTTTAGAAGATTTGCGTGCAGCAGAAGATGTTGAGACTGCAGCGAGTGTGTTCGAAAAGAAATTTGAAATACCTGCAGAAGGTACATCAGCAAAAAGAATATCAGAAGCAAAAATAATATTTAATCTAATGGAAACTGCATAATGGCAATCGATAAAGAACTTGCACAGGTACAAGCAAACCAAGCTATAGATGCATTAAGAAATACTGGATTAGTACCTGAACAAGACTTACAAATCTTAAATAGAATGGCGACTGTTACGATTGAAGTAGCGGCTGATCTCGAAGAAAAGGGTGGGTTCAAAACTCTTGGTGCATCAGGCGTCAGTGGCGAAACAGTTACTGATGGTCCAGTCATATCACAAATTACAAACAATGGTCCTGCAAATATCGAAAAAACAAACGATAAAACAGCGTCATCTTCAGATCTATTTGGTAAATCTTCGGGTAATGGCCAATTGACTATTGCTCTTACTCAAAGATCACCGAAAGCTATTCAAGCTGTATTGAAAGATGTTGTGAAAGCAGATCAATCTACAATCGATAAAGTAAATTCAGAGACTTCACCGGTACCGTCTGTTGTAAAAGAGGCAGTAAAAAAAGATCCTGTAGCAGATCTTAAAAAATCAGTAAAAGCAGCAACTAAAAAACAACAAGAAGAATTAGGAAATCCTATTGGTTCTGAAGATCCGTTTGGTTCTCTTGGTGCAAAGTTTGGTAATATACTCGGAAGCATTGCTTCTCTTGCACAAGGCACTGGATCTTTCAAAGAAGTTGGAAAGGCAATAGCTGATAATACATCAGAAGTAACAGATCCAACCACTGGAGAAAAAAGCTTTTCAAGAAATATCGTAGAACCATCAGGTGCTAGTAACTTATCGAAATCTTTAACAAAGGGTGGAAGTTTTGGTAACTTTGTATCTACTCTCGAATCATTAGATATAAAACTTTTGGCGAAAGGGTTTGCTGGCAGACATACTAATACTCGTAAGTATAAATTTGAACCTGTCACATCGCAAGAAGAATTTGAATTAGAGATAGCAAATTCGAGTAGAGAACTACAAAATTTAATTATTGATTGGTTAGGTAATGCAAACGATGTTTCATTTACAGTCAAAGAATTACATTTGGCACTTGCTAATTCTATACCAACCGAAACACCAGCGATTGAATCAGGTATACAACATCATTATATCATTTATCCTGATGGCCAAGTAATTCGTGGAAGACCACTTGATTTTGAATCAGGTAAGTTTAATCCAGATCAAATGCGAGTTGGAGCTATTAATATACAACTGATTGCCGGTTCTACTGAATCAAGAACTAATCCAAAATGGGAAGAATTCTTATCACAAGACAGTATAACTTCTGATCAATGGGAATCATTAGATCTTCTTATTCGTAGTTGGTTTAGAGTAAAACCAGGTGGAGAAGTTCTTTCTGTACAAGATATTGACCCACAACAAACGTCACCTGGATTTAGTGGAATCCAGTATGTAAAGAAATTTAATAAAGAAAGTATATATCAGAATAAAGCATCTACTGCAAAACTTCCGCAAAAACGATCTACTGGTTTATTAGACGTTAAAACGTCGTCTGCAGAAGTTGTAGAAGAACCAGCTCCGAATAATGTACAAGGAGCTCCTGATCCGAATGTGCCTAAGTCTTTGGCTGAATTGAAAGCTCTTGTAGAACCAAAGCCTGAGCCTACTCCAGAAGATGCACAAGCAGCTATCGATAAAGCGAATAAAGATATTGCAGATGCTCAAAGTGAAATTGATAATAAAATGGCAGAAGCACAGAAACTAGGTACTGGTTTATTAGGAAGCTTCAGTGATAATCTATCATCTTCAGGCAATTTTCTTGAAGCAGCAATTAAAACTGGCCAAGAGCAAAGGCAAAAAATGTTAGATGCTGGATATACGTGGAATCCTAAAACTAAAAGTTGGAATAAGTAATGTATAAATTAGATTTGAATACTAATGTTGGTACTGTAGAACCAGACGGTTATAAAGATCCTAAAAAGGTTTTTCCTCGTCGACATTATATGGGAAAAGCTTCGACAAACTTTGCTGCTCGTGGTATTAAACGCAATAACTTATATATTGGTGGTGGCCATGTCGGATTAGATTTAGGTTTACGTGAAGGTCCGAATAGTAAATATCCAAAAAATCAAGTAAGAGAATCAATCTCTGGTCATGTAACAGAAATTGATGATACACCAGGCAATGAGCGTATGCTGTTTAAGCATAAGACCGGTTCAGGCGTTGAGATGCGAGCCGATGGTACTGTTATTATATCTTCTACAAACCACATGATTCGTATTTCTGCACACGATGAAAAGGTTATTGTAGAAGGTAATGGAGAAATTTTTTATAATGGTAACCTTAAATTAAATGTAGCTGGTGATTTTGATTTAAATGTCGGTGGTAATTTTAACCTTACTACAGGTGGAGATAAGACCGAGAATATTAAGGGTGGATACCGACAAACAGTAACGAAAAATAAAGAATTAACTACAATTAAAAATTCTACAGAATATGTTGCTGGTAGTAATGCTTTAACTACTCTTGGTAATAATAGTATTATTACGAAAGGAACTAGCCATGAGTTTTCACAAGGCGACAAAGAAATATTTGTGGGTTCTAAAAGTGATGATGATGGTACTGGTACTAATACTGGTGTTCTAAAAATTACTGGAACAGATGAAGTCTTTATTGCTTCTGACAATATTAATATATTGGCTGATGATCTTTCTGCTACCGGTAATACTGGAGATATTGGTGGAGAGAATGTAATTATGCATAATTATAGTATGTACACTGGTCACCACGTTAATATTGGAGAAACATTAACAGTGCCGACTATTCGCAATGATACTCAAGTAACGTCAGGTCATATGAATATACCAGTTGTATATGGTGATCTACAAGGTACGGCGCATCAAGCAATCACTGCAGACATCACAAATTCTCAGAATTATGCAGATCCGTCCTCTCCTGGTGGAGGTGTAGGTGCACCGACAGGCTATACAGTAACTCAGGATAACACCGCTGATGTAGCAATTGATCCATTTACTCGGACGAGGGTCGATGCCGATGAGGCTACTTCGTATTTGCATAAAGGCGATAGAGGTACACGCAACGTGCAAATTGATATTACTAATGATTTAAAAGATGCAATTGATAAAACAACTCCATATGGAGGACTTAGTTCTTGTAAACTTACTACACCTGAAATTAGATCTAAAATGCGTGATCCTATTAATGCAAGAAATGAAGATTTTACTGCGGCTCAAGCGACTGAAGGTAAGTTAGCAGCAATGTGGATTAATAAAGTTGCTCCAGATGCTGGTCGAATAGTAAGTGCACAAGATACAAAAGTGAGAGGAAAAACATCGTTTCCTAATTCTCGCGGTGCAGGTGTAAAGACGGTGAAGAAATAATGGCAATTTTTACAGTAGATCCAGCATATAATCCAGAAAGAGTTGGCAGAATTACTCCTGCTACTAAGCTAGCACCTGGAATTACAATGGCAAAATTTTTAGGTGGTTATGGTTCTCAGACAAACATGAATCATATTACAGATCCTATTGACAGATTAAACTTGGCCAAGAATTATGCTATCCATGCAAAAATTATGAGACAAGTTCTTACGAATCAAGCTGAGTTTAATAATCATAGAATGATTGTTGCCGAAGGATTGTATGTTCCAGCCGAAGGAGAAACTCCTCAGATTGGTAGCTTAAATGATCTAAAGCAAAAGGGTAGAGCGGTAGTATATGAATTGCGCGGTATCAATGGGCTTATATCAAATCAAAAAACTTTTGACTTGGCAAAATATTTGAAAGATACTACAGAATTTGAGATGTTGTCTCTTTCGTATGATACTTTTAATCCAGACGAATCATTAACAACACAACTAATTATTACAACTCCTGTAATTAAGAACGGTTGGGAGGTAACTTATAAGAATGAAATTGAAACTCGATTTAATGAAAACGTTCAGACTCATGGTGAATTAGCTGAAATTTCTATATAAATAGACTAAACAATTAGGAAAAAGTAATGGCAAAAGCATTTTCAGTAGAAGATGGCAACCTAAACGGTTCATCAATAGTACAATCAGATGCCCGAGTTTATTCGGATATTGATTTAGCATTTTTGGTTAAACCTTCTGGTGATGTTTATAAAAAACGCCATGCTGCTGCTGTAAAGCAAGCGATAAAGAATTTATTGTTGACAGGATCATATGAAAAACCATTTCAGCCAAGATTTGGCGGGAATTTGGGTGTAGCTCTTTTTGAGTTAGAAACAGATTATAATCCACAAGAAGTTGCAGAAAATATTGCATCTACAATTGCGCGATACGAACCAAGAGCAAGAGTATTGAATATAGATTTTACTTCATATCCTGATAGAAATGAGATTAGAGCAACAATTACTTTTGAAGTGGTGAATGTTGGAGAAACAGTATCAATAGATGTAAACTTAGCGAGGCTTAGATAGATGGCTACTACAATTAAATCATCAGATCTTGATTTTCAAAATATCAAAGGACGATTGAAAGAGTACTTTAAAGCTCAATCAGAATATGCTGATTATGATTTTGAAGCCTCAGGCTTATCGAATATTCTTGACGTGCTTGCGTATAATACACACGTTAATGGTCTAACTGCCAACTTTGCATTGAATGAAGCATTCCTTAATACAGCACAATTGCGAAGTTCAGTTGTATCCCATGCCGAAACTTTAGGTTACGATGTGAGATCTATGACAGCTGCAAAAGCTTTACTTAAATTATCACTTAATTTAGGCGGAGTTTCGAATAGACCTCCAACAGTATTAGTTCCTAAAGGTCTAACATTTACTACACAGATTGACGGAATAACTTACACATTCAGAACCCTTGATGCATTCACAGCAAAAGATAATGGCAGTGGATTATATAGCATCGTACAAAATGATGGCTCTGATGATATTCCAGTTTTTGAAGGTGTAGAAAAAGTTAAAACATTCTTGGTTGGAGAAAAAACTGAGAGACAAATTTATGTTATTCCTGATGAGAAGATGGATAAATCTACTGCAGTTATGCAAGTGTTTGATACTGCAAGTTCTTCTAATTTTGAAAACTATTCTCCAGTAAAAGACGCTGTTCGTATTACCCCAGATTCTTTATTGTTTACTATACGTGAAGCACCAAACGGATTTTACGAAGTTAACTTTGGCGATGGTATTTCTTTTGGTAAATCTCCAGAACCTGGTAATAAAATTGTTATTACCTATTTGCAAGTAAATGGACCAGATGCTAACGAAGGCACTATATTTACATCTACGAATAATGTAACTATTAATGGCCAATCTTATCCAGTATCTGTAGTTACTTCTGCAGCTTCTACTGGTGGAGAGATTAAACAATCGATTGATTCGATTAAAAACCTGGCTCCTTACGCATATGCAACTCAACAAAGACTCGTGACATCGCTCGATTATAAAGCAACGATACAAAGTAATTATACAGTTATTGATGATGTTACTGTTTGGTCAGGCGATGAAAATGTACCAGTTGATTATGGTAGAGCTTACGTCTCTATTCTATATAAAGCTAATACTGCGCAATCTACAAAAACAGAGACAGAAGCAAGTATCGTAAACAATTTTACAAAAAATCTTTCTGTTATGTCAATTGAAACAAAGTTTGTAGAACCGGTTATTATATTCCTTGAATTAAACACTGTATTTAATTTTGATCCTGCATTAACAGGAAATACACTTTCATCTGTAGAAACAGATGTCTTTACATTTAAACAAAATTTCTTTGTAAATAACTTAGGAAAATTTGAATCTGTATTTAGAAGATCAAATCTTTTAACAGAAATAGATGCATTGAGTCCTGCAGTACTATCATCTCGTACAGAAATAAAATGTCAGCTAAGATTTACACCATCTGTTGGGGTTGCAACCTCTCACGAATTAGCATTCCCTATGCGTATTGCCGATCCTGATGATGTCAATCATACAGTCATATCAGATACATTTCAATTCCGTGGAGTTGTAGCTCAATTACGTAATAAACTTTCTTCACAAAAATTGCAGGTTTATGATCTCGCTGGTAACGTATTGCAAGATAACGTAGGTGAATATAGTGCACCACTTGGTACAGTTAGCATTTCAGGTATCAATCCAGAAGCATTAATATTAGGTACAACATATTTAAGATTATCAGTAACTCCTGAAAATCAAAGCTTTGTTAAACCACTTAGAAATTATGTGCTAAAGCTAGATCCTACAAATTCATCTACTTCAGCATTTATCGATAGACAGACAACAACATTGGAAGTCGATAACTAATGGCTAAAGAAGAAACCCTCAAACATTTTGACAGAATCGATATCAATTTTCGAAGAAGTCTAGTTGAAGAAATTTTACCTGAATATTTTAGGGAAGATTATCCTAGTCTTGTAAAGTTTCTTGAGGGATATTACGAATTCCAAGATTCAGATACTAATTTTGATGGAATAATTCATGAGCTTAATAGTATAAGAGAAACTGAAGATGCCAGTCTAGAACGCTTAGATCAGTTATTTGAAACTCTTGCTCTCGGTGTATCGGGCGGTAATTTTACATTTCCACGAGAAGCTATTAGAAATTTTGGTAATTTCTTTAGAGTAAAAGGTTCTTTGTTTTCAGGAGAAGGATTTTTTAGAGGATTCTTTGATGAAGAAGTTGAAATCATATATCCTAAAAAATCTTTGTTTAATGTAGGAGAATCAGAACTTGGTGCTGAATATGGTAAGTATATTCAAGACGGCGGCAAATTTCAAATATTTTCTATTTTAGTTAAATCACCATTATCAATTGGAATATGGGAACAATTATGGCGTAGATTTGTTCACCCTACTGGATTTTATCTAGCGAATGAGGTGGCAATCGAAGGTACTGATATTATCAATATTATTACCGATGAATCGGTACCTGATCCATTTAAGAACATTAAATTTGTCATAGATAGCGCAGATGCTATTAGTACTATTAATCCACCACAAGCACAAGGTGATATATCACATCTAAATAATTATACTGCACACGGTGCTAGATCTAATTTTGGTGCAAAATTTCATATCAATGATCCACAGTTTAGAACTAGCCCTTATCGATTAACTGGTTATTGGGCTGATTCAGATTTGGCTACACCAGTTGGTGGTAAAGAATATGCATCGATTAATGATGTAATGTTGTTGTATAAAGACCTTAAAGAATGGGCTGATTATGGAATTACATTTGACAATTTAGATTCTAATGGTGTTGGAATTCGATTTGATAACGCGTTCGAAACATTCGATATGAGAGAATACAAGACATTTGCTGCTGATTATGTAAGTCCTCAGAATTATGTCGCAATTGGCTATTTAACATCAAATAAGCCGTATTAACATATATAAATAAGATTAATATTATTGCAGGATAGAAAATGGCAAGACAAAACATATTTACTGGAACAGTAGGTAACGACGGTACTGGAGATGATCTACGTACTGGCGCTACTAAAATTAATGCCAACTTTACTGAACTATATTCTAATATTACCGCTCTTTCACTACAACTTAATTTGCAAAGTGTAAATAGTAACGGTATTGGATTTGGTTTTGACGGCATTCTTTTTGACGGTGCTACAAAAGATTCGATGACAACTGTCACTCGATTGATTCCTGCAGATCCTACACAAATCAATAATATTACATTACAAGATAGCACAGGCACATTAGCTTTTGTAACAGATATTAAAAGAGAAGCTAATCGCGATTATATTTTAGGAATTCGTGGAGGCACTACAAAGTTACTTGACTCAGCTTCTGCAATTGATGCATTATTTGGTGCAGGCTTCTTAGATTCTGCTCGAGCAAATAGACTCAGCCTTGACTCTACTGATGTTACAGCATACATCGATTCGGCCTACGTACGATTTAGACAAAAAACTGGTTTAGATTCAGATGCAGCACTTGGTATGGGATTACAAACTGCAACTGCAGTCGATTCGTCTATCGATTCGGCATTAAGAAAATTTGATATTCAAGGAAATCTTAAAGTCGATTCTGCAATTAGTGATTTGCAAGCCGCATTACTTGGTTCAGTGACTGATGATATTCCTGAAGATTCTGCTAATGCAAACGGTGGTTCTGGTGCAGGTAACTTATACTTTACAACAACAAGAGCCAATACAGCAATTGACAACCGTGTAACAACGGCGTTTGTTGATGCTTTAAATGTAGATGCTGAAACTCTTGGTGGTCAAACTCTAGCTAATCTGCAATCAACATTTACAGATGCTACTGAAGTACAAACCCAAATTGATAGTAATTTTGATCATGTAAATCGTGATTTTGTACCACACGTCGATGAGACTTATGATCTTGGTACAGCTACTAAAAAATGGAAAGACTTGCACCTTAGCGGCACTACTATCTTCCTTGGTGGCGGTGAGGTTAAGTTCGAGAATAGCGAGTTTAGATTTGGAGGTGGCACGCTAGGTGTTGATGATGCCCTTGTCCTTGATCCAACACAAAGGCTCTTCTTCGATTCTGCGTCTGGTGCACCAAATATTACTAAGTCAGATACTGTACAACCAAACGGTTTGGTGATTAGCGCTAATGCTCTTTCATTGCGAACAACTGATGATGTAAGTGCAGATTGGTTTGTAAGAACAAATACACCAGCAGGTGGTACAATGTCTCGCTTCGGTGAAGGTGGTTTGGTTATGCTACCACATAACACTGATGCCGAGAGAACGCAATATCATACGAACGCATTCTATAATACAACATACCGTAAAGGTGCAATGCACTATAATACGGATCAAAACCAATTTGAATTTGCAGACTCAGATGGTTGGTATGCAATAGATCGAGCTGCAGTAACTAGTGCAGCAACAAATGCGCAGTATTTACAATTTGGTTATAACTCCACAATTAGTGGTGCATCTAGTGCAATTGATTTGTTAGGTGCTAATGGATCTTCTATGCTTAGTGGAGTTGTTATGCCAGTCGCTGGTACTATAACTCGAGTGACTATCAGCTCAAATGCAAATGCTCATAGTACTGGAAGCTTGACACATCAATTAAACATCTATAAGAATGGATCAGGTGTAGCTACACCATCAGTAGAAGTAACATCAACTGGCGAAATAACAATGAACTCTGCAGTAAGTGTATCATTTGCTGCAGGTGATAGATTAAAGCTAGCAATTGATAATGATACTGGTCTCGATACTGAAGATCATAACGTAACAGTAAGATTTGTAGAAAATTAAGGAATAAATTATGCCAGCTATTGTAACCGACGCTCTTAGAACTCTTTTAGCTAGACAGTTTTTTGATCAGTTTGCTCAAAATACTGCGCGCTACTATATTGGTATTGGTAGATCAGAAATTTGGGATAGTGCAGATACAGTCCCAACACCAATTAACAGAGCAAGTGATGTTGCTGCTGTTAGAAACCAAATGCAATCAGTAAAGAAAGTTCAAGCTACATCATTGGTTGTTCCAAGATATAATTGGTCAAATGGCACCATATATTCTCAATATGATAGTCAAGTTTCAGGTTATCCAGCCAATCCTTATTATGTAATGAATGATAATAACAATGTTTATATTTGCTTAGAAACTGGTAGAGATAACGCTGGTGTAGCACAAGCATCTACCGTAGAACCGACTAGTGCAAATAACGATTCTTTTAGATTGTCAGATGGATACGTTTGGAAATTTTTGTTTACTGTTAGTGCATCTCGTGCTAATAGCTTTATGTCATCAAATTTCTTGCCAGTCAAAAAACAAGGACAAACAGATTCATCTTCAACTGGTATTCAGCTAAAACAAGAAGAAGTTCAAGATACAGCTATTGTTGGAGCAGTTACTTCTATTATTATTACAGGTACAGGTAGTGCATATACATCGAATCCTACAGTAAATATTCTAGGCGCAGGTACAGGTGCCTCCGCCCGCGCGCGGATTGATTCGGCAACTGGTACGCTTGCTTGGATTAAAATGGCTGATAGCGGCTCAACTCAATTATTAGGTAGTGGTTATACTCGTGCAGAAGTAGAAATTGTTGGTGGAGGTGGTCAAGGTGCTACTGCTCGTGCAGTTCTCGGCCCTGACTCTGGTATTGGTGCGGACTGTCGAGTTGATTTAAAATCAGCAGCTATTATGTTCCACACACGTATTGAAGGAACAGACAGTAACTTCATTACAGATCAAGATTTTAGACAAGTAAGTCTAGTTAAAGATATTAAAGACGATGACGGAGTAATCTTTACAGCTACAACTGGAAATACTCTGAAGAGAATGAAGCTATCAAGTGTAGTACAAGCTTTCACTAAAGATAAAATTATCAGAGGTCAAATTACTTTGGCCGAAGCTTATATCGATGATATTGATTCAGTTGACATCTATTATCATCAAACTACTACTACTGGATTTTCTGATTTCCAAGACGGCGAAGTCATTAACGAAACAAATGGTGTAGGTACTGGTATTATTGATTCGGCTAAAATCAATCCACTAGTAGATCCTAACACCGGTGATATATTATACATAGATAATAGAGCAGCTATCTTACGATCTAATGTACAAGCAGAAGACGTAAAAGTTATCTTACAGTTCTAAAGGATGAGCGATGCCTAATAATTTTACTAAAAATCTATTTGCAACAACATATAGAGATGACTTTAAAGATAGCGATCACTATCATCGTATACTGTTTAATAGTGGTAAGCAGTTGCAAGCGCGTGAGCTTACGCAAATGCAGACTATTATTCAAAAAGAAATTGAAAGATTTGGCAGAAATATATTTAAAGAAGGCGCTTCCGTTGTACCAGGCGGCATGCTTATTAATAATCAATATGAATATGTAAAAATTGATGCCACTACTAGTTTGCCTGCCAATACTATTACAATGATTGATGATACTTTTGTTGGTCAAACTTCAAACGTAAGTGTAAAAGTAATTGAAATTTTACCGATTGATGTACTTACAGGTGATCCAGCCACATTATATGTTCAATATATTAATCAAAGTTCTGGTACTATTGGTTCAGCACCAGTACGCTTAACACCTAGCGAAAATATTGTTGGATCTAGTAGTGGTGTAACTCTTAAAGTTCAAACTACAAATACACCGTCAAATAAAGCTGTAGGTAGAGGCACTCGAGCCTCAATGCAAGAAGGTACATTTTTTACGCAAGGACATTTTGTTCAAGCAGATGCGCAATCTATTCTAGTATCAAAATACGATTCTGCTCCAACAGAAAACGTAGGTTTTGTAGTCACACAAGATATTATAACGGTTAGTGATACTTTAGCTCTTTATGATAATCAAACAGCTAATCCAAATCTAACGGCTCCTGGTGCAGATCGCTATAGAATTACTTTGACTTTAACAAATGAGTCTGATAAAGATTCTGCTGATACATTTGTTTTCTTCGGAAAAATCCGTGATGGCGCATTAATTGAGGCAGTTAGTGGCACAAACGATTATAACAAAATCGCTGATTTTGATGCCCTTCGTGTAAAAGAAATTAATGGAGATTTTGTAAAAAAACCATTTAGAATCAATTATGATTCTGCATCAGCTACTCATTTTGATTTGAATGTTTCTCCTGGCACTGCATATGTTGCAGGTTATAGAGCTCATCGTGCAGATCCTACAGTAATTGAAGTACCGAAAGCTACTACATCAGTTACTATTAATAGCGAACCTGTAGCAGCTGGCTTTGGTAACTTTGTTATGATTGATTCAATTAACGGATTGCCAAATATTGAAACATTTGAAAAACAAGATTTGCGCAGCACACGTTCTTATGGTGGATCAACTATTGGTAGTGCACGTGTAAAATCAGTAGAAGAAGATGGAGCATTGACACGCTATTATTTGATGGATATTCAAATGAATGCAGGTCAAAACTTCAGAGACGTTGCATCGATTGGAACAGCTGCAAATTCATTTGCTAACTTAGAATTAGAAAATGGAATAGCGGTTATTAAAGATGCTGCCAATAACGACTTACTATTTGATTTCCCGAATACAAGAGTCAAAGCTACTTCTGATGTTACTGTTATTACACAAAGAAGATTGACAGCAACTACTGATGGTACAGGAGCTGCAACATTCCCATCGCTATCAAGCGGTGAAGACTTTGCCAATTCAAATCAATGGATTTTCTCGGCCGTTGCTGGAGATGCATTTACTCCTACTACAGTATCAGGTGTTGGAACGCAATCAGCATCTATTACCGGTGGTCCAGGAAATACTGCAATTGAAGTAATTGCTCAAGTGCAAAAAGATGGTGTAACAAGAACAAAAACATTAGCGACTCAAACTATGGCTGCTGGTATTACAATACCATCTGGTAACGGACAGCCGTATGTAGATTTAGGTAAAGCTGATATTTTTGAAGTACAAAGAATTCGTACAGTAGATTCAGATGGAAATGATTTAAGAGCTGACTTTATTGTCGATAACGGCCAAAGAGATAATTTCTACGAAACTGGTAAACTACTTCTAAAAACTACAGCAAAAACTCCAGTAGGAAATATTTATGTAAGGTATACTTATTTTAATCATGGTCCAACTGGTGATTATTTTGATGCAAGTTCATACACTGGTCAAGTAGCTTATGGAAAAATTCCATCACACACAAAACAAAATGGTGATGTTGTTAGTCTAACAGATGTACTTGACTTTAGATCACGTAAAGATGACAATAATGTAGGTTTTGCTGCAGCAACAGCAAGAGTAAATGAAATCCCTGTAAACACAAGTCTAGTTACACTAGATACAGAATATTATTTGCCTAGATATGATAAAATTGTTATTGGCCAAGAAGCAAAAATTTCTGTAGTTCAAGGTACGCCTTCTTTAACACCTAAGTTTGCGAATACACCAGAACAAACTTTAGAACTATACCGCGTTGAATTAAATGCTGGTTCAAAGAATGAAGAAGATATGGTTATGCGTAATATTGAAGCTAAGGGCTTCACAATGCGCGATATACAAAAGCTTGAAGATAGAGTTGATAATCTTGAAGAAGCGACTGCTCTAAGTCTATTAGAAGTAGATGTACAAAACTTTGCTGTGTTTGATTCTTCTGGCACTGATAGAACAAAATCAGGATTTATTGTTGATAATTTTGTAGATCACTCAGTTTCATTTACAGCTAGCTCTGAATACAAAGCTTCTATTGACCCATCAACTCGAATAATGAGACCAACATTTAATGAAGAAAATGTTCGACTAATTTATGATTCTGATTTATCATCGAATACTGTACTAAAAGGCGATAATGTTTATATTAAATATACAGAACAAACGTATATTGATCAGCCCGTAGTATCGCAAACTATTAACGTTAATCCATTCGCTGTTATTACTCATAGAGGTAATATGCTTCTTTCTCCTTCGTCTGACGAATGGAAAGAAACAGTTTATATTCCTCCAAGGATTATTCAAGGTGGAACAAGAATTGATAGAACACAAGCATTTAATTTTAATAACTGGAATTGGAATTGGGGCGGAAATCCGGCAAATGCTGGAGTAGGTAGAGTTCTTAATAGAAGACAAACCGGTCTTAGAGTTGACACCAATAGAGTCGTTAGAAACGAAACTATTAGAGAAGTTATTGGAGATAGAGTTGTAAACGTTGCAATTATTCCATTTATGCGCTCACGAATGGTATTCTTTAAAGCTCAAGGCTTAGGACCAAATGTACAAATGTGGCCAAGATTTGATGGTGTTTCTGTTGACTCATGGGTCAAATCAGAATCATTCCAAAGATTTGCAGCTACATCAGATGAATATGGAAATAGATTAAATAATGCAACGCAACATCCGAATACACCATCTACATTAAGTACTAATGCTCAAGGTGTTGTTGAAGGGTCGTTCTTTATTCCTTCTACTAGAAATATTAGATTTAGAACTGGAGAAAGAGAATTTAAGCTACTAGACATTACAGCTAATGTAGATAAAGATGCTCTTTCAATTGCTAAAACAACATTTATTTCTTCTGGTGTAATTGAAACTCGGCAGAGAGATATTCTTTCAACTCGATTTATTACAATTAGAGGTACTTCAAGAACTATTCAGCGACCAGATGGTGGTCAAGATCCAGTTGCTCAAACATTTTATGTTGATAAAGTTGATGGAATATATGCAACAAGAGTTAGATTGTATTTTGCATCAAAATCTAATTCAATACCGGTATCAGTAGAATTAAGACCAGTAGAAAATGGACATCCATCATCTACTACTATTATTCCTGGTTCAGTAGTATTTGTTAATCCAGCCAATGTAGCGGTATCTAATAATGCAAATGCACCAACAGATTTTGTTTTTGATGAGCCTGTTTTCTTGAATCCATATACCGAATATGCATTCGTAGTTAAGGCTGAATCAGTTGATTATAACATTTATATTGCAGAAACCGAACAGTTTATCTTGAATTCTACAGAAAAGAAAGTTACAAAGCAACCAACTCTTGGTTCTTTATTCTTATCACAGAATTCAACAACATGGGAACCTGCACAAACCAAAGATATGATGTTCCAAATCCATCAAGCACAATTTGATTTGGCTGGTGGTACGGCAGTACTAGAAAATGCTCCTATCTCTCGCAAATTAATGGATGAAAATCCACTTACATTTGATTCGGCAAGTAGCACTCTCATTGTAAATCAAAAGAATCATGGATTTATATCAGGTGATAATGTAAAAATTTATGGTCTTGATTCAAATGCTAGTTATGGTGGTGGATTAGTAGGAACAGACATTCTAGGTTCACGGACAGTAGTTGATGTTGATGAAGATAACTTTACAATTACATTGTCAAAAACAAATCCTAGCAGCGCGTTCAACTTCGGTGGCACAGAAGTATTATCTACTCGAAATATGATGTTCGAAACAGTTGTACCATTTATTGAGCCGCTATTACCAGTGAGTACTGGATTAACTTTAAGAGGTAAATTTACATCTGGTAAATCATTAGCAGGTACAGAAACACCGTATGCTAAAGATGTTGTATTTACTGACTTAGATGTCAGAGAGAATAACGTCTTTAATACACCAGCTATGATTGCAAATGCTGATTTAGAAGTAACCAACTTAGGAGCTGGTATAAAATCAACTACTGTAGAATTAGGTTTGACTACTGGTAATCCTGATGTTTCTCCTTTGATTGATATGCAAAGAGCATCTATGTTCTTGATTCACAATCATGTCGATATGCAGGACTCTGCTAATCCTCCAGTAAATGCTCCACAGCATAATCATCCAATTAATTTTGTTGATGAAACAGCCGCTATTGGTGGATCACACATTGGTAAACATATTGTTAGACCAGTAACTCTTGAAGAAGATGCTATTGGCCTTAAGATTCTACTTTCAGCCCATCGGCCTTCAGTAGCAGATTTTGATGTTTACTATAAAGTTGCTAACGATGGTGAAAATTTCGATGATACACCATGGATTGAAGTTGCAAAAGAAAATGAATTACCGTCAGATGAAAATCCGAATATATTTAGAGATTATAGATATTTGGTAGGTGGCCAAAACGGACTTTCAACTTCTTTCTCTCGGTTTGTAATTAAGATTGTAATGAAGTCTACTAACTCTGCAAAGCCACCAATTTTTAGAGACTTAAGAGTTATTGCACTGGCTGTATAATGAGAAAATTTTTAAAAGTAGAAGGATCACAAACATTAGTTAGAGATACAAGTTCGAACGCTATACTAAATACAGATTCTGCAACTATTGCTGCGGCACGTGAGGCAAAGAAATTTAGGAAATCAAGAGATAATGAAATTAAAGAATTGAAAAACGAGCTACAAGAAATGAAAGATCTAATTAAACAACTGATAGAGAAATAAATGGCAAGATATATACAAGTTAGCTTAACAAATCCTATCGGAACTTGGGTGCAAAAAACTAATGCGCTGCAAGGTTTTGTCGGAGATCTAGATGATCTAAATCCAAATATTTTAACTCAAATTCCAGCTACAGACTCGAGCGTAGTTTCTGTTCTAAACTTTCTTGACTCATCTGTTAGTCAGATGCAAGATAGTGTTAATATGGAATATATGCGATTAGAGTCAGGAGACTTTGGTCTTATTAGAGTTGATAGCGGAGTTTTTGGATACTTACAAGCTGATAGCGGATACTTTGGATATTTACAAGCCAATAGTGCAGATATTACACATCTAAATTTTGAAAGTGGAGTTGGTCATCACTTAAAACTTAGAACGTTGATTGTGACTGGTGATTCGACTGGCTTTGATTCGAATATGTCTGTTAGATTGCCTTATGGTTCTATCGATAGTGCAGAAATTCATGATAGCTCAATTGCTTCTAGGCATTTACAAAACTTAGTAACTACTTTAATTTTAGATTCAGCTAGTGTAGTATTGAAAACATTATTCACACCAGGAAGATAGATTATGGCCGTACGTAGCCCTTTATATTATACAGATTCTGGCAATCTGAAAGAAATGAGCTTACTTGAATTAAATGACATTTACGCTCAAGGAAAAAAAGCTTTCTTAGCAAACCCTGCAGTTGAACTTACAGTTGTAGGAAGTGGTGGAAATTTAGGTAACCTATCTGAAACCCATGTTATAGCTTCAGCTGTACGAAATAATAATAGAAGATTTTCTAATAACGACGGTAGCTTAGGTAATATTTCTACATCTACTGTTAATTATTCTCGTATTAACCAAACTATTCATAATCCTGTACCAGGTGATGGAACAGATCCTTTTGATTTATCTGTTTTAAAAGATACTCTTGGCACTAATTGGCCAGTATACCATAGGTATTCAAATCCTGGCGGTGGATTAGCTGCAGGCGGTGATTCTAATGATAGCTCAGAATTTGTACCATTTACTTCAGCAGATTTTATAGATACGTTTGCTAAACCAATCTTAAAACAAGTTGCTGGTCAACAAATGGCTACATTCGAGCCATTATATCTAATACATGATTCTGCAGTATTTGGTAATACAAGATATTCTCGTGTAAGTGGCACTCCTGTATATACTGATAATACTGCGAATATTAGTGCTTTTGGTGGTGGAAATTTACCTGAAGCCAGAAGACAAAATGTAACCATAACTAATTACTACTTGTATAAATTAAATCCTAATAGAACAGGTCAACAATTTGTCTTTGATTCTAGTGGTCAAGCAAGTCCAACAGGATACAGAGATTCTGCGTATCAAAGGCCAGTTCTAGGAACTGGATTTACAATGGGTGTTGAAAAAAGACCTGGTTCTAGTTACATAATTACAATTCGTACTGGTGGATCTGGATATGTAATATCAGATAACTTCATTGTAACAGGAGAAAAATTGGGCGGAACAAGCCCAGAAAATGATGTGCATGTGTATGTAGATTCTGTTGATGTTGGTACCGGAGTTATTCGAAGTTTGCTACCGCATCCATTTAATAACGGCATTGGCAATCAACCGAGAAATCCAATGACTCATGATGATAGCGGAAATCTGCAATCAATGACTAGAAATAATTTTGAATCAATGTTACAAGCAGCTTGCAAATCTGTAGCTATCACTGAACCAGGTTTTAAAGTTAGATTTCAATACGGCGCTGGTCAACAATGTGGCACAACAATGAGAGACCATCGCTTGACTGGTGCTACACAATCTAGAAGAAATCAACAATTAGGAGATAATTATAGATCTCAAAGAGTACCGACAGGTGGAACATTGACAGAAGTGAAAACACACTATTTAGGAGTGAAAGTAACATGATTACTGAACATAATCTTTTACAAGCTATCTTTACAAATGATGAAGGTACTAATATTCAAGCGTTTGTTGAGGAAGATGACGGAAGTATTACTAATATTAATATTTTAGTCGATGCTGATCAAGCATTATTTCAAGAACTAATGACTGTTTGTTCTATTGCACAAATTGAAGCTTGGACTGATAATTATTATGAAGCTATAGGCGAAGAAATTGAAGAATATCAGAGGCAATTAATCGAGGCAGGCAAAGTTAGCTATGTTAGAGCCACAGGTCCTGAAGATAATGCAAGAATTATGAGTGAAGTAAGTGCATTCTTATTTTCGTATGATTCGACAAGTACCGATCATGTAGAAAAACTTTTTAATCTTAAATTAGAAATGTTTGAGATTGATGCCGTAGATTCTGCAAGTGATACAGATAAAACTTCTCTTAGAGAAGCAGACAATCCTATTGCAGCGATTACTCTTTACAATTCAATTGTTACATAGTATAGTGCAGTAATTTAACGTCAGGATTTATTTGATCTAAATAAAAATATGAACCAGGATATTTACGATTTGCTTGAGCCAGCCACTCTTTGGTTGGCTCTTGTACCATCCGGCCTGCCCAAGTGTCAGGAACAAATTGTAGATCTAGCTCTTTCTTTACCATCCATTCAACAAAGTTTTCTTCTCCATTAACTGGTCCAGGTTTTGATCCTAATTCTATCCAAAAGTTTTCGTAATATTTTTTATTCGATATAAATTTTTCATAGATGTATTTAGTGTCTGATGGATAGAATTTATAAAATCCACCATTTAACTCGCAATCGCTTCTATCTTCCCACCACGATCTCATACTTAAAAACTGTCCTCTTTCAATAGGATAATTTATAAGTTCTTCATAATCATTGATCAGATCAATGTCAATATCAAGTACAACAATTGGTTCATCTATATCAAGATTAAAAAAATGCAGTTTATTCCACTGTAGCTTAAATCCTTCTTTCTCAGAATGAATCACGTGTAATCTATCAATTTTTTCAATTAAATTGATTTCATAATCAAATCCATACTTATCGCCTATTCTGCATGTATATACGTCTACTGCCATAGTTTCTCTACTTCATCATATATTTTTATTGCTTCATGCAATTCTAAATTCGTGGCATCACCTGGATCTGTATTAAAAGCACACATGATTTTATCTTTTCTGATGATATGTTTATCTAAATCATGTGGCCATTCACATCCACGATTAAATGAATAATACATTGATGATGGCACAAAATCAAATAAATCTAGATGCCTTTGACTTATAAAATTATCACTGCCGCCGGTATAAATGTGGTATATTTTTTTATAATTTTTTAAACAATCAAGCCATATATTTTCAAGTTGATTATCTTTCCACATATAAAATCCACCATTCGTACATGCACCATTTCTTCGCTTCCAATCTGGGCTATTCTCATGCTCTGTATTATGCCACCATGATCTGCCTACTAATGGCTTATCAAACATATTGATAATTGGAGTCATATCATTATGGATAATCATATCTAAATCTAAAGCAATACGTAGTCCATCTAATCCCCATCCATTTGGTTTAAAATAGTTTAGTTTTGGCCTATCCCATAGACGAGGTTTATTATTTCTCCAGTTGTCTGAAGCAAACATCTCATCTGGCGCTGATTCTGGTAGGTCTCGTAGAAATGGAAGTATAGATATACGCTCGTCTATTCCCTGTGCATCCTGGGTCTGACAGTGAAATATAAATTCAAACGGCAGATGTTTTTTAACCATATTGAAAAGCCGGTTAACGTATATAGGTCCATATGTTTCACCCCAGCTACTACAAAGCACGTGAATCATTGTTTACCTATTAACATGAATCTTTTATTATCATGATAATCGTCAAATGGTATTTCACCTTGATAGTCTATTTTTTGAAGGCCAGTCTGATCTATAAACTCTTCAAGGCTATGGACACAATTAACATGTGAAGTTTCTTGTAAGAAATCATTGCTCTGCAGAGCACATAAACCGTTTAACTTTATATCTTTCATATGCCACATATGTTCACATGAAGTATTGATAATAATATCTGATTCAATCTCTTCACAATCAAAACTTACATCAGACTTTTGAGTAGTAATATCATTAGCAAACATATACTTTGCTATTGCTAGTGCTTCTTCATCATAGTCAATAAGCTTGATAGATTTTATATTAGAATAATAATTTAGCAATAAAGGTACAATGATTGTACCATACCAAGATCCAAGAACTGTGATATTATTTGCATTGCCTGTAACCATATAAAGATGTTCTACTAGCCAAGATTTTGCCATTACTTGATTCTTAGTAAATGATCTAGCAAAATCAATAACTCTATGAGGATATTTTTTATTTACATACATAATCATTTCAGAATATCGCCAGAAAGGAACTGGTGATTTAGACATTGTTCTTGTAGTATTCAAAGCTTTCTTTTCCTAATACTTGTCCATTCACGTTACATCCAATACACGGATTAACAGTACGTTTATCTTTTAATAGATTATCGCGGTATATTCTAAATTTGTCAGATTCCCAAATTTGATGTATAGGTGTTTCTTGGACATAACCAAATACTTTATGCTGTGACCAATCGTTACTGCATAATCCAACTGCTCCATTCCAATTAATAAACATCTTATAAAATGGTAAGTAACAAGCTCTTTTTATATTAAGTTTTTTTGGCTCTTTCCACAATTCGGTTCGATTTACTTCTACTTCTTCAGGAAGTCCATTATAATAATGTTTGTATATTCTTTCTACATGACTATACTGAGATAAGAAAGCTTCGTATCTTTCAGTATCATCTACATCGTACATTGATATTTTAATGCAGTTGACACCAGCGTCAATAAGTTGAAATGCCGTTTTTTGTGTTAGATAATCACCGTTCGTTATAATCTTTATCTGTTTTAATTGTACACCATTTGAAAGTAATTGTACATGCTTTTTTAGATTTTTTTGCAATAAAGGTTCACCGAAACCTGCAAAGGTTACAGTTCCACGATAATCAATATCTTGTAATGATTTGTTGATTGCAACGACTGTGTCATCTGTCATCATTGCTTTTGTGTTTTTAAATCCGTGGCCACGAGGACAGAAGCCGCAAGTTCTATTACATATATCAACAGGATTTAATTCAATCGAAGAAAGGGTGTTCTTTGTTAATAGCATTCTTAGTTACCATATTGCGATTGATCAATGCCATACGACAATGACCTTCAAGTTCTTTTATATGAAAATGCCGACTAAACTTTTCATAATTTTTAATTAACACATAGTTACCATGTGAAGGTATACAGTCATAATTCTTTTCTATATATGCCTTTGTTGCATTCATTCTTTTTACGTGATTCGGTATTTCATCAAGTATTGATATTAGATTATCATCGATTCCAGGTAATGCTACTTGTGCGGGCCTTAGATTTTGTATTTCATTAATTAAAACTTCATGGCCAAAGGCGTAACCAAATCTAGCACCAGGTAATGCCAAAGATTTACTTAGAGTTTTTAGAACTAATACATTCGGAGAACCATATTTAGCCTTTGGCATTTCCTCACAAAAATCAGCATAAGCCTCATCAACAATAAGTAATTTATGTCTAGCAATTAGTTCATCGTAATTTTCTATTATAGTTCCAGCTGTGCCATGCGGGTTAGAAATATAACATACATCTTGGCCGTGTGGAATTTGATATAGTTTTCTGCACATATCGATAGGAGCCCACGAAGTATGCATACTTGTAAAGGTTAATCCTTTATGTTTTATCAAAAACATTATTCTCATAATCAATTCGCTAAGACCTAATCCAATTGCGATTTGACGAGGATACAAATTATAATGATCAGATAAAATTTTATAACAATTACTAGTGTCAGAATACCGATTTAAATCAAATTCAAATGTAGGTAATGCTGCATCAAAACACACGTTATTAGATAAATCGATTTTATGTCCTGTAGGATATTGTTGTTGAGTCCAATCAGGTCTTAATTCCAGTGCTTTTGTATCCATGGATCTTCTCCTAATTCATCTTGTTTTTTATCAAGTAGAATATGTACAGCTTCTGGCTTTTTCATAAGCTCGTAATCATCAGGAAACCGGTGTTCAATAAAAGAATCAATACCAGTAAATATATCCATAATTTTATTTTTATTCTTCATAAAATATTGCCAAATATGGTGTCTCTTTGTTATTTGATTCCACATTAGTATAGACGAATTAATAGAACAATACCTCTGTTTATTTCCTATCGTGTCTATATTTAGTTGACTCAAATCTACCCAATCAGTATGCATAAATTTAGGCACTTTACCTGGATTCCATAAATTAGTAATGTCACCAGTAATTACAACATCAAGATCAAAAAATAAACCTTGTTCAATAAATGACTCATCAAATAAAACCATTTTAGCCCACCATTTTTCTAATCCAAGATCAGGCATTTTTATTGTATGAATGTGTGAGGGTATGGTTTTGTCGTCTGTAATACATGAGAACTTGAAATCGCCATGATAGTTTTTAGCAATCATGTTTTCAAGTTTGATTACAAATGTAGAGTCGTAACGAGTTCCTACTTTAACGCAATAAAAGTTCATGCCTATCTAACCATAGTTTGGCATGAGGTGTGTCTTTATATTTATCAAATAAAGGTACCCCATCTGTATAATGTATAGCTTTTGCGTCATTGCAATCATAATAACCTTCAAGGCAATTCCACTCTAAAGGGATCTCTCCAATCTCTTCATCTTTTAACCATTTGAATTGATGCAACCAAAGTGGGTTACAATCTGCAATAAATGGCGGTCTTAATATTCTATTTGATGGATGAGAACAATTCCATAAGATAAGAGATGACCAGTTTTTTCTTTTATATGATGTCTGTTGTTTACCATCCATTTTTAAATCAGATTTTGGTTCGTATTCAGGATGTTTACATACCACAACAGCATATTTAGAATCAGCATAGTGTAACAACTTTCGTACGTCTTCTATAAAATAGAAATCACTATCACAAAATACGTGCCATCCATGATATTGCATCATTTCGGGCACAGTAAATCGAGACATAGTAAAAGCAGTAGATCCATCGTTAAACGGAATAAACATATTTTGTGTTGGCATTGTATCTACAGTTATTGTAGATTTGCAAACACGATACTGATCTATTAAATCATCATCCCAACCAATGATGCATTTCATCTTTAATAACCTTATCTAAATTTAAATTATGATCTATGTTGAAAAACGGAGAATCAATATATTTCTGTGTGATATGTTTATCGTAATAATCTACATTCCAAGTCATACCGAGATTGCCATTACCAAATAATATTGGTCTTTCTTTTCCGTCAAGATATATTGTATGAGCTGGAGCAGATAGCATAAATGTTGGTGTATTAGTAAAAAGAGCAAGTGCTAAGAGCGTCGATCTTTCACTAATAATATATTTACAATGAATCATATCCTCTACAAGATCTGACCATTTCGTTTTATAGTCAAACATTTTAATCTCAAGATTATTATCTTTAGCATGCTTAAATGCTTTATCTAAAGATATTCCGCGGGTTTTTACATGATAGCTATCAAATCCATTTGGAAATGGTTCTTTAATCATTACATAATCACCATCTCCAATCCATTGTTTTTCAAATGGCCATAGGGATGTAAAGATTTCGGTATCTTTAAAAGGCACATGCGGAACAGTAGCAATTGTATATGCTACTTCGAAATCTGGTTTTTGAAATGATTGTGTTAGGAATTTTAATCTATCGAGATTTGTTTCAAAATCTTCTTCTTTAAATTTGCCACATGCATCTTCTGGTACTAGTATTAATATATTCCATGACATAAGTAAATACCCTAAAGATTCATGTATTCTTTGGGCTTTTGCAAGAGACATCGCTATTTGAGAGCCTGACACTCCCAAATCCCACATATCCTTTATCAGTAATGTGTCATCGTGATGATATGCTGGAGTTTTATTCGAGTAAATCACATTCATTTAATATTGTGTCAATCGCTGCATAGTATTGTTCAATGGTACCATCATTATATATGTGATATTCTGCATTTGTTTCTAGCCAAGTTACATACTCGGCATGAACTGCAAATTCTTTTAAAAATTCAGGCTTTACTAATTGATAAGAATTTGATTTACCAATCAACCGAGGATCACGAAGTTTTTCTCTTTCAAATAATCTTTCGCATTGAATATCTTCAGGTGCTGTAATTAATACAACTTTATGGCCATCATCTGGTCTATTTTCAATAAGCCATTTTGCAAAAATAACATTGCAACCTAAAAATACAGGAGCACTTACATTAAAGAATTTATTTTTTAGTGGATCGGCAATTGTAATAGCGTCGTAAAAAAACGGAAAATGAGTACTGAATTCATCAAAAGTATCTGTTTGCCCATTTACTGTTGTCCATGTGTAAGGACCAGAAATTCCTCCAATATCACTTTTCATAGTTTGTCTAAATGTGTGGAAAAGATTCCACATATTAGATGTGGCTATATCGTGAATATTGCATCTAGTAGCAAATGTGGTTTGGCCAACTCCTTGTGTACCGCAAATAATAAGTGCCATTAAAGTCTCCTATCCATCATCGTATCATATGCATCTATAGTTAAAGCAATAAAAAATTGATATACATTATCGCCAGTTGCAAATGCTTCGTGTTTTAATGATGAATCAAATATGTAAATCTTTCCAGGTTTGATACTATTTATAACCTTTCCATCCATTTTTAACTGCATATTTGTGGATGTTGTTCCCCATAATCTTAAGTTTGGTGCTGGTTTTACTACATCGACATGCGGTTTAAAATGACCCATACTATCCCATTTTAATATAGCGCTTCTGCACATATAATCTCCAAAAACTTCCATTAATTTAGTTAAAGAAGACATACTGCATACTTCAGTTTTTTGTAGTATATTATGATCAAACGTAATATTATCTTTATCTTGGTATAACATAAAGTGCTCATCTAATGGCATTCTTGATGGATCATTTTTTTCATCGAGAGCGCCAGTCAAATTTACTAAAGGTAAACCAAATCTTGGGTAAGATGTGTGATTATTACCCCACTGACTAAAATGTTCACTATACTTTTGAATGTCATTAGTAAATTGATCGACATCAATATCAATGTTTGTAGCTACAATAGGGCTACTATGTAATTCATTATATTTTTCTTCATCAATTGCTGGTTGAGAAATATATTGAAATATCATTGACATCAATTTTTCTTCAGGTTGCCCACGATAGTGCGGAAAATTCTTATATAATCCCTCAAGTGCTTCTTTCATTGTGTCATCCTTGCATAATATTGCTGCATTACTGCACTGGCTTTTAAACAAACTGTAAAATGTATCCTAGGCGTTTTACCTAAATTCATAGCAGTATGCTTATTTGTGGTGTGTAATTGATATGTATTGCCAACTTCTGGCATCTTTAAGATTTTATCATTTACAATAAAGATAGCATCTTCGTTAGTAGTTAGAGGAATGTGAATACGATCTGTCATATCATAATGATAGGAATATCCTCTAAAACTTTCGTCAAGAGTCATGTATCTACCACGACAAATATCATATTTTTCGTTTAAATCATTATATACTTCTTCAGCATACGTACCTTTAAATAGTTCATTTACAATTGTAAAATCGTTTTGATCCAACTTATAGTGTGTTAGATCTCCGGTTGCAAATGAATATCTTTTTCCATTAATAGAACTGACATGAATTTGTTGGCCAAGTTCTTCCATACCAATAATGCAGTCTAATAATTTTTGTGCATCATATCTATCTTTTAATTCTGTAAGCATTTCACAATCTCTTCGTATGTATTTTCAAAATAAGAAATCTTGAATAAGTATCTATCGTTTTTACCCAAGTTGTTTACACCATGCATCTTAGTTGTATCTAAAACTGCAGTAGTATAATAGAATTGGCCGTAGTCATTAAATGTTATAGGAGCAGCTTCATCATTTAATATGTGATTAATTGAGCAAGTAGTATTATTATCGGTATGCGGTAAGAGTACT